AGAGTCAACACGGCAATGCACATCGTCTTTTGACGGAGGGCGACGGCATATCGCGCCCGCTTTTTTGTAGAATTTGCCGGTGAGCACCTAAGCAAAATGGGCCGGTGAGCCTGGGGTCCTACAGGAGCTTTAACCCAACCCAAGCGCGGCGTCGCCCGATGGGTTAATGGACCGAAGGATCCTCGCTATCCAGAAAGCTGCGAATCCCGTCTTTTTCGCAGGTAGCCAGGAATTCTTCCCATGCGTCTTTGTCGGTTGCGAAAGGTTCGTCCCAGGTGGTGACATCGTCGTGCTCGCTGATAACTTCCAGGGTCCAGTCTTGCTGGGTGCCCGCGGGCCGGTAGATGTCAACAAGGACAGTGATACCCTCGTCTTCAAACTCGCCTGAAAATTCCGAGTGTTCTATTTTCGTTTTTTTTGCCATCTCAGCACACTTCGTTCTCAAGGCTTGAATAAATGCACACCCGAACGGGATGTTTGAAACTTGCGCATAACGCTCGCTACTGGAGCGCTAAAACAAATATAGCCAGCTCTGGGGGAACTGGCTATCTATCTGATTTAATGGTCGGAGCGGCGGGATTCGAACCCACGACCCCTTGACCCCCAGTCGCGTAGGAAAACGCTGTAGCCCTTATTTTGCAGGGTGTCCAGCGATTTCAGTTTACAGACCACCCATTTACCGCCCTGTGGAAAACAAGGTCATCCGGGTTCGCCTGTAAACCGCTTTTGGCGATTCTCGATGCTCTCAACTGCCGCGCTCGACACCAGATAGTGCTTGCGGATGATTCCCTCGGCGTCCTTTTCGGAATGACCGGACACCTCCGCAATCTCCTTGATCGATGCCCCGTTACGATAGGCGAGGGTGACGAACGTTCCCCGCAGGTCGTGGAATGTCTTCCCTTCGATCCCTGCTTTTTCTACGGCCTTGCGCCAAGACGATTTGAAGCCGGTCGCCCAAGGCTGGCCCTGACCATTGGTCAAGATCGTGACCGAGTTGCCCCGTGGCACTCCGTCCAGATAGTTCTTTAGCTCCTCAGAGACTTTCATCCTGACATGCGCTCCGGTCTTCGACTGGCGCAGGTAAATGGAATGGCCGTCGTATGCCTTCCATGTGAGCTTGAGCAAATCCCCCTGTCTCTGCCCTGTCCATATCGCCAGCATGAGCGCGCGCACCAATGGCTCCGGCGCCGGATGCTTCAGCCATTTGTCCTTCTTGCTCTTGGAGTCCGGGTTCAGCTTCCCATACCTGAAGGTCTGGATATCCTCGTCGGTCCAGATCACGTCTCGGCGGCTGCCGTCGCTGACTTTCTCGACGCGCTCCAGCGGGTGTCGCTCGATCATCTCGCGGTCAAGGCCAAACCAGAGGATGCGTTTCAGCACGCTCATGTAGAGGTCGGCTTTGCGGGGGTGCTTTTGAGCAATCTCGTCGCGCCACTGCAGGAATATAGAGCGAGTGCCTGTCGCGGCTATCTTGACCGCCGTCATGTCGAAGAATGAGGCCTCTATTTCTTTGATGGCGAAATCGTACCCTTCGCGAGTGCTTTTCTTCAGCCCGAGATATGCGGGGGATTTGAGGTATTCGCGGATGATCTCGGCAAGGCACCCCTTGTAAGGAGCATCTTGCCGATCCCGTGTGAGGCGAACGTATTCTGCGGTAAACTCGTATTCGTCTCTCGGATCGCTCTGCATGCGCGGGCCGCCGCGCCAAGCGTAGTGGTAGAAGACGGTATTGCCGTCAGCGAGCCTTTTCTTGACGCGATGAATACCCACTAGATTTACCTTCACGGCGCGCCCTCCATTCGGAGAGGCTATTGCCACCATACGAAACGTCGCGGTCAACGGACGTTTGCTTGTGATTATCGGGGATATCGGGGGCAACTCGAATTATTTTGCCGCCGACTTCGATTTCAACGCGGACGCCCTTCTCCAGGGCGATGTCCGCCATCCGCTTTAGGTCCGCGGATTTGACGAGTGCTGGTGCGGTCATTTTCGGTCGCCTCCAACCTTGGCGAGATACTCATTCAAGATTTTCTCTGCTGCATCTATATTCATGCCTCCGACATAGCGCTCGCGGATCATCTTGAGGTGGTCCACGACAAAGTCGGTCGCCTGCTTCTGCCCTTCATTGAATAACTCAATCTGCTTCTTGGTGAGCCCGTCTTCGTAACAGCAAGGGACGCCGTCGAGTTGAGAGGCAACCGCGATAGCCAGGTTGAGGGCATGAAGGAAAGAATCGTCTATGTGGCGGCCCATGGTGAGGGATGCGAGTTGAATACGCATGCGCAGTTCCCTATTGTCGCCCTTTAGCGCCATCCTTGCGGCTTCTGCCCACGCCTTGTTAAGCATGGTGAGATCCCTAGAAATCGGCGGCTCGGCTGGATCTGGTTTTTTCCTTCTGGCCATCATTTATCCTCCGATGCGGGGTAGTTTTGTCCGTAGCCATCTACTACCACCCAATCTTCAGCGTCGATCGACAGCGCGGCACGGCGACGAACACTTTCAACCGCATCAGGAGTGACATCTCCATCAAGTGAAAATCGGCAAAGACGATTACTATGAATATTGGGGCGGCCCGTTGATTTTAACGAGTTAGCTTCGTCCTGAAGTATGTTTGCAAGTCTTTGTCTATCTCTTTCGGTGGCTGTACCGGTCACGATTTTACCGGCAAGGTAAAAAGCTTCCCGGTTCATCCACGTTCCTCCGATAGCAGGGCGCGGATAGCGGCTGCGACATCTTTTGGGGTGTTTGTTTTGACGTGGGAGGTCGATACGGGCCGAAGTAAGGGCATCTCCTCGGCCACCTTCGCAGCCTCCTCAACCGCCTTAGCCCTTGCCTCCCTCTCGCGCTTCTCTGCTTCGGATAGGAGTTGGCGGGAACGTTCGCGTTCGGCAGAGATGGCGTTGGCAACGTCCTCAACGCAGTCACCTTTGAAAACGTGAACTTTCGCGATGCGATCAACGACCTCTTTCGCAATCTGCATAATGTCGTCTGGGATAGTCATTCCCCACCCCCATGCATCTCGTGCTTGTGAATTGGCATCCATCCGAGCGGGTCGCTCTTCAAGAGCGCTAACCCTAGCCAGCCGGCAACCCATTCTTGGTCCGTTTTGTCCCATGCGCATGACACGCATCCGTCTTTGGTGCGGAGCAAAATTTCCGTTCCATCAAGAGGAGCGATATTCATTGGCTGCCACTTTTCGGATAGGAGTTGGCGGAGGGACGATTTAGCCGATTCATATTCCTGCTCGGTGTGTTCATCGCGAGTTCGGTAGCCGTTTGCCGCAACTGCGCGCTCAAATCGTTCCACGATATCACTCATGGCCGCCCTCCTGCTTTGCGGGTGCTGCGGCCAGCATCGTCTTGTAATCTTCACGCCGCATACGATCCGCGCTTTCACGCACGCGCCTAGAACTAGGCGTAGCGTCCCAATGTTTGGGCTTAGGACCGCATGCATCGAGCATCTCTTGCGTCGGTTCTTTTGGCACAAGCTGCCACCCCTCCACGTCCTGCACCTGTGCGGAGAGGGCGGATATAGCCGCACCAATGCCGTTGACGCGCCCACCCTGCCAATTCGCTTTCGATTGGCCGTCCTCCGATTTGTCGAGAAGCATTTCCCCAAGTTTCGCGTGCTCCGCAGCATGGAGTTCCTGCAAAGCCTTCACGGCCACGGATGGCGCGGGAGGGGCACGATACAATGCGAGCTGGAAAAGACCTTCGGCGGTCTTTCGTGACGGTACGTATGTTCCCACGCATGAAGCAAGTTGCCGTTCGCTGACGTACATTACCGGCTCCGCAGCGGACAGGGCGGCTTCGAGGACTTGCCGTGTGTGCTGACGTGCAATCTCAGCCTCACTGACTGTCACGCCTTTATCCCACGCAATTCCTCGAGCGGCAATCATCAGGTGTTCAATCAACTGGTCACTTATCTGCATGGTGTTTGCCTCCTGTGCTGGCGAGGGCGTCGCAAATCGCCTTTACGTCAATTATACGCTTCCCGACTTGCACCCCTAGACGCTCAGTACCGTCGACGCGCGATCCGCCTGCATTCACAGTCACTAGGCTGACAAAATAACCGCCAGTCTGTTCAACTAGAATGCGTGCAACTTTCTTTTCGGCTTCTGTGCCGGGCCATTCGTATGTCATGGCGTATCCTCGCGATAGAACGTGACGGGCCGGTAGACGACGGCCTTTTTGGGCTTTTCGGACTTCGGGAACGGAGCGGACTTGATTTTGACCGCCGGTCGGGTAATCCCGAGATGCTTCTTGCGGATCGACGCGACCTTTGCCTTCTCGGCAACATCGAGCGCAGTCTTTTCAACGTGGCATTTTCGATGGGCCGGTCGAAGGTTCGTTTCCCTGTTCTCGCCGCCGTTGATCAGCGCCTTGACGTGATCCAAATCCCACGTCTGGCCTACTTGGATTTCGCACTCGCAGATATGGCAGATGCGATTGTCCCGTGCCATGATCCGGTCCCGAACAGATCCGGGCGCGCGGTGATCGTCTGTCTTACCGATCCACTCCTCAACTGTCCGGGCCATCACACCCTCCCGGCAATCGCGCGGGCCAGACGCTTCCACCAAGACAACGGAGCAGGCTTAGGGCGCTTGGCTTCTATCTCGCGCTGAAGTATTTCGGTGGTTTCATCACGTTTCGCCCGCCAGATAAGGCTAGACGTGCGCGCATGGGGATATTTGCGCAGATGGTTCTGAACGCTGTTCATTTCCCCTCCAATGCTCTTTGATAGATGATCGGGTTTGGGAGGGACACGCGAACCAGTTTGTGGCCGTCGTGAAGCTCCAGCCGCTTCTCAAACTCGATGACGATTTTCTCTGGTGATGCTGAGACAATGCGGGTCATGCTGCTGCCCTCGCTTCGGAATCTGGTTCGGTCCAGACGACGCCGTGCTCTGCGCCATATGCGTAAATACTCTCGATAAGATCGGCCATCTGGCGCTTGGTAAGCTTGGAGGAACTGAACCCGACCGGGAACGGCTGGCCGTTAAGACCCATCTCGAATTGAACAGAGTGGCCGCAGGCGTGCATGAACAGCGCTTTCCAAACCTCTGGCGTCTGGCATCGGCCGTTTGGCTTGGCGCGGCTTACGTCCGACAGCATGGCCCAAAGCTTGGAATTTTGGTCCAGCGTGCGCTTTGCCTCGGTGACCCTTACAACTGCGTCAATAGGAGCAAGGTCGATTAGACGCTTAGCAAAATCACGTTGCGATTTGCCGTGGAGAATGACGGTTTGAGCCATGGCGCACCTCAGAACGGGATATCGTCATCAAGGTCGCGGTCAAAGCTTCCTTGCTGATGGTTGTTCTGCTGGCGCGAAGGTTCGCGGTTTTCCTGCCGCTGCTGCTCCTGCCGTTCTTCCTGCTTCGGTGCATCCAGCAGGATCAGCTTTGCGTCAAACCCCTGCATGACCAATTCTGTCGAGTATCGATCGTTGCCGCTCTGGTCCTGCCATTTGCGCGTCTGGATTTTGCCTTGGACGAGAACGCGACTTCCCTTTTTGGTATACTGCTCAATAACTTTGCAAAGACCCTCGACAAAACAGACGACCGAAACCCACTCCGTCTTTTCTTTGCGCTCACCAGAATTGCTATCGCGCCATGTCTCGGAAACGGCAACGCGCAGGTTGGCAATAGGCCTGCCGTCCTGAGTGCGGCGAATTTCCGCATCAGCGCCGAGACGGCCGGTGATTGTGATTTGGTTGAGATCAGACATTAAGCCGCTTCCTTCTTGCTGGATTTGGCCTCAATGGCCTTCTTTATTGCGAGAGCATCGCCGGGGTGCTTAGCCCAGAAAAGGCGCAGTGGCTCGCGGTTAGCATCCGCCCACTTGCGCACCGTCTCGGCGCTTTCCTCGTTTATGAACTGGATAGCGCGGTCGGCAAGCTGGCCAACAGGCACGTTTTCAAGAGCGTAATTGTCGCCCCAGGTGAGCGTGATTGAATCCTTGCCGCCAATGGCGCGCATCCGGTTTTCTTCCTTCTCGTGCTGCACGATTTCGGAAGCGGTGATATCGATCACCTTGGCGCGGTCCATTTCGGCCTCATCGTAAAGGCCGGTGAACTGATCTGGCCAACCGGCGCGCAACGCCTGCATTTCAGCGCACTTTGCGATCATGAGGCGAGGCTGACGGCACCAGTTGCCGGAATCGTCCAGCTTCATGTTGCCGGTCTTGTGGTTGCGTCCGTCGTCGCCCTGCGCCCATTCTTCCTTGATAGGGGCAAACTCATCCCAGAAAGCTTGACCGGCGACCTCATACCAGTCGCTCGTTTTCGGATCTTGCTTCCAGAGATAGACCGTCGCTGAGACAATGCCCTGCGGGTTGAGCGATGAAATCAATTCCTTCTCACGCTCGTAGAGCGGCGGCTTGCTGGCTGGCCGATAATCACCGCAGCGCTGCGCAATGACACGCTGGCCGTCGCGGCTGACAATGATCGTCATTTTGCGCTTGGCGGCGTTTCCCTTGGAAAACACCATAGGGATGATCTGGCCGGTGAAAGGGTCAAGGCGCTTCGCCCGCGCCACCTCGAAGAACAGATTGAATTCCTCGTCGTTGCAATCCTTCGCAATCGTCTGCTTGATGAGGGCGATCTGCTTTGAGGAAAGGTCGAATTTCGTAAGCTCGGTCATAATTACCTCCTGCGGATGCTGAGGCTGAACGTCCCGTTATCCAGAGACGCGCCGGGGATGGATTTTGATTTGACGGCTTCGGCCAATGCCTTCTTGTCGAGCTTTGGCGCGGGGCGCTCTTGCTCAACCCAGAACGACGCCGGAATGTCGGCCTCATTGGTGATGACGAGCGAGGGACCGGATTTTCGCAGCGTGATCGTTCCGGTCGGCAGACGAAGCGAGAATTGTTCTGTTTCCAGCATGGCGCGCTCAATCAAGGCGCGGATGCGGTCGGCGCGGTCTTTCTGTTGCTTCTTGCGCGCCTCAAGGACTTTGAGCTTTTCATCAATGCCGACGATCAGGATTTCGCACTCGTCAATCTCGGCAAGGGCGGCGGCGATAGCTTCAAGAAGGCCGGTTTCGCCTTCTATGCTGTCAGCCACAAGCTGCTCGTCGTCGGCCGGCAAATCGGCTATAAGCTTCTTCGCGGCCTCTGTTTGGCGCATCAGGTTCCTATCGGCGGGCAACATGCGTCACCTCCTGGTTGATAATCGCCTGCTCACGGTAATATTCGTTGGCCTTGATCATCGCCGCGCCGGTCGCTATGAAAAGAAGCCCGTGAATGAGAATTGCCCATTCCGTGCCGATGCGGAGCTTCGTGAGATTGCTTTGCAGGGACACGTTGATCTCCGTCGCCCGGCGCGTTGCGGCTTTTGCCTCACCGAATGCGACAATCTCCGCGTCCTCCGCTTCTTGTGTGTTGGTGGTGGAGAAAGCGGAGGGCATCACTGGCCACCTGTCGCTTTGGCAATTGCGGCGCGAGCGTAATGCTCTGCCTGCTGGTGAACTGTTGAACCCATGCAGCCGCAATCACGTCCGTCGCAGCACAGGCGCTCGTCTGGCTTGGAGTAGGCATCGAGTAGTTCTTGCAGAGCTAGAAGCAGTTCAGGAGCAGCGGCGATCAATCGGGCGTTTGCCTCGAACGGGTCTTCCTTGCGTTCCCGGTATGCGCCATACGCCTTGAATGGTACCGAACTGTCTTTTGCAACAGCTACGAGCCACCCATCCGCAGACCTAACAAACCCCCAATCGTCGTTTTCCCTTTGTCTATATTGCCACGGGCCTCTGGTATGCTTCACTGTATCTGCGGTCATTTCCTGCCCCTTCATATCTCGGGTTACTCTGACAAAGCCGGTGGGTTGGTAGCGGGTTGATAAGGAACGTCTTCAAAAACGAAGTCCCACTCGTCGCAGAGGTATTGAACGGCTGTTCTGCAAGCGTCATCAAATGACCGCCAGTCGCCACGGATCGTGCCGTTTGCAACCTCATCGTGGCCGTATGTTTTCAGCAGTTCCAAAGCGTCATCGTCACTGGTGAACCGCATGACCTCTAGGAGTTTTGCGCTCTTGCGTTTTTCCTGATCAAGCAAAGCCATCAGTTGGATTGCCTGTTCTTTCCAAACCGTCTCGCTCATGCTTCTTCTCCCGCTGTGCTGTGGTTACTTGGTGGGGGATGCGGAGAGAGCGGCGCGGCCGGCGTCTGTGATACGGGTTCCGTCCCAGCTGTATGGCCAACGAATTGCTCCGGTGGAAACAATCTCGACATAGCCGAGGTCGCGCACGCGACCCACAAAGTCGTAATTTGGGGAACCTTCACCGACGACGAGCTTCGGCCGAAACCCGTCCTCTCTTTTGAGGTGACGTTCAAGGAACTGCTTTTGCGCCTTTGTTAGCTTGCTCATTTCCATATCCCTTGTCTGAAGCCCTATGCGGGGCGGCTCAAAACGGCCGGTCGTCGTCGTAATCTGAGTGCTTGGGGTCGGTTTCGGCTTTGACCGCCAGAAGGGCGTCTGCCATCGCGTACCGGACGCGGGCTGAAAGCATGAACCGTTCCGGATTTGGTATTGTCCGCCACCACATCTCAAACGTTCCGAGCGAAGTTTTCTCATCGGACCAAACCTGAGCGTTTGAGTAGGTTAAGCCGGCCATGGAGACGATCTCGGCAATGCCTGGCTGATCTGCATGGATCGCCGCATAATCGCGATGCGACAAACCCTTTTCGTGCAAAACCTCGATTGGGAAAGCTGGTCCGCCGTCTGTCTTTGCGCGTTCGCTCATAGTCATCACTCCGCCGCTTCCAGACGACCGATGACGGCGCCGTGGACGATGGGGTTGAAGCTGTTACGCATCGCGTTGTAGGCGACTTGGACGGAAAGATTGTCGTCGGCTGCAAGCTCGCGGCGGTCGTCGGTAACGCGCTCGGCCCACGTCCGAACATCGAACTCATCGGCAATGCTCTCACCGACACGGCGCACCATTTCGTAGCGATCGACGCCGACCACATCGCAGCGTTCGGAAACCGTCTCATCAATCAGAGCCTGGATTTCCTCGGCCGTGTAGAACTTGACCGGCGTTTCCAGCAGAACCTTGTCGCCGTCATTCCAGCGAACGGTGATGAGAAGCATTTCATCTTTGCCGATTGTGTAAGCTGGCTTGGTCATCACGAACGGCCCTCCGCCTTGGAGATGGCAGAAGACACCACGCCGGAAGGCGCAGGGGCAATGAAGTCGATGAGGCAACCAATATGGTTCTGTGCCAAGTTGGCACGATGGAAACGGCGGCGACCTTCGATTTCCTCGGGGTCCGTGACGTCGAAGCCATGAGCCCAATGCGCAACTTCAGCTTCAATCGCGCTGTTAATCTGCTGCTCTGTGAACTTCGCCATCCGTCTCATCTCCGGTTCTTGTGGTGGCAGCGAGCCTTTTTGATTGGCATGCTCAGGCCACTTTGAATTTTCCAAGGTCCTATGTTTTTCAGCCCTTGAACCTGACGCCCCACCCGGGCTGGTGAAGCTCTTCACGTCCTGCTGGCAATCAGCTGCGGTTTACATGGCGTCCTCCGGTTCTGCTCTTTGGCTCGGCAGCGAGATCGGCGGGTGTTGGTGCGTCTTCGTCGCTGCTGATGATTTAAGTTGGCACAAAGCCAACTCCGATGCAATAGGTGCGAATAAAAAAAGTTGGCGTCTAGACAACCGGGTTGGTTTCATGCCAAAAAGAAAAGCGCCGGAGGGGTTGATCCTACCGGCGCTCGAATGCAGAACATTGATGAACATTGCCTAACACATCACAACAATTGATGGAATAGGCAAAAGCTGCTTCGAGGTGCTGAAAAGCACAAAATCTTGGGTCTGCTCGGAGGTTCCCGCCAAGATTGAGTGTTCGGAGGCGCAAGGGCAGCGGTCTTTTGAAGTTTCACCCGCGTCACCGATCAACCCGGCATATGAAATGGACGCGGTATCGATGCCAGTCTCATCGAGCGGAATCGAACGGGGTTGATGGCCCGCCGGGGTAACGCGTTTGCAGCGCGCCGGGAAACTGAAGCAGCTTATACCGAGCGCCGAAAAAAGGGCGCTTGCTCGTATCGGGGATAAATCAGCCTGACCAGCTGGAGAAAAAGACTTCCCCCGGTGTTGGACCCTGTAGCGGCAGGGAAATCAAACCGAGCTTCAGGAGAGGTTGGTTCCACGGATGCTAGGCGTTGGCAGGATCGACGCAGGACTGGATGGTTGTGTTAGAGACCATCTAAATGACTAGGTTACGCCTACTCAAGCACGATACTCTTCCATCGCCTGTTCAAAAGCGTGTTGAACCGCTAATCCCATTGTGAATGGCCTCTCCGACTTGTAGCAAGCCATTTCCCCTAAAATGAAGGCCGCTTTATTCCTTGCGTCCTTTTCGCCGTCACCATTTTCAATCACGCTTGATAGGTAATCTATGTGATCGAAATGACTGCGAGTGCTTGGGAAGTTGAACTGATTAAGCTGAGCTTTATAAATTCTGACCAGCTTCCTCTTGATGAAAAGCGGATAGCATATCCAGAACTTTATCAGTGACCATATACCAACAAGCGCCGGCAGAACCCAAAGAACGGCCAGAGCCATGAAGAACATGAAAAACTTATCTGGGCGCTGGTCTAAGTATGTGAGGATTGAGGCGATAGCCAAATCGAACATTGAAAATACGGCTATCGGCCACAGTTTGTTCATCATATCGCCTTGCGGAGTTTGAAGGTAGCGAACTCAATTATCTCCGCCCTAATCTCGGGCGGCGCATTCCTAAGCAGATCATCAATGCTTGGCCTGTCAGGGTCATGGAATAGAGCACCAGGTTCGATATCCAGTGCTTCAGCTAATGCAGCTTGAACATCCATTGTCATCCCGCGCTCGCTTCTTTCCCAGCGGCTAATCTGGTCTTTCCCTGTAGCTTTGCCGTCTTCACCAATAGGTAACCGATCAGCTAATTGTTGCTGCGTCAGGCCTTTCTTGACCCGCCATTCTTTTAAAAAATGCCTAAGAGGCTTTGAGGGACCGATTCTTGTAACCATGTCAGAATCGTAGTTGCTGAAAGGGCAACTGTAGACAGCCGCGTTGCCAACATTTTTTTCGTAAGCCTCTTGCCAACAGGTTGGCTATATGACAACTATATGGAATGGCAAACGAACACGCACTCACCGTTTGGCGCAAAAGCCAAAACCTCACACAAGACGACCTCGCCGGGAAACTCGGCGTGTCACGATGGATGGTGAATAGGCTTGAGGTTGGGGAAAGAACCCCTTCTTTCGATCTGGCCATCAAGATTCAAGAGATTTCCAAGGACGCTGTGAAGCCGATCGATTTTGCAAAACGGGAGCCTGCGGAATGACCGACAAAGAGATTGTCAACACAATCAACATTGATCCGCCGACAGGGCGGCAGATTGAAATTTACGATGTCTGTATTTGGCTCCTGAGGGTTTTGGACAGAAAGGGCAAGAGGCTTCCATTCGTGGCAAGCGTCTTCGATTTCTACCTGAAACGTGGCGCGTTGTCTGAAAAGCAGAGCGATGCCCTCCAGTCGATCTTCGACAGCACCGTAGAAATGTACGAGCGTAACGCCCTCGGATGCCAAGGCGTTGTCGCCACAGATGATGGGTCGGAAACGAAAGTCGTCAGCCTCTCCTCGGCGCGTAAGAGGAAGTAATTCATGACTTGGTCCACCAATATCACCGAAGCCCAGACAGGCGATTACATTTGGCTGGCTTGCCCACGCGGCAAAGTCTTCAAGTCTTACTGGATGGGCAAGGCGCGTATAGGCGCCGAAAAATTTCAGGATCGGTTTTGCGGGCTGAATTTTGGCGAGATGCCTGTCGCTTGGCAGCCATACGTGGTTCCGCCTCATCCGTTCGAACTCGCAAAGCAAGAGGAACAGACGTGAATAGATCGCGAAGACGCCGTGAGAAGTGGGACGAGTTTGTTCCGTACGGGAACTACGAAGAGTTCGTAAATATGGTCGGGGACGAAACGGCCAATATCACAATGCGGGCACTCAGGCTTCCAGCACACGGAGGACTTGCCGACTTCGACAATAAGTCGCTTTGGGAATCCATGAGGCTTCTCAGAGAGCGCGGCTATATTCGTATCTGGATGAGGTGGCATGACGACAGGATAGACGTTCTTCCGGAGTTCCTTATTCCAGACTCTAACAGTTTTGGAGGAAGTCATGCCCACTGACATATATTTCAAAGATGGCATCATTTACCTGCATCAACTTCGTGGCGAAGACGATTGTGTTTGGATGGCGATTTCCACGGCCGAAAATCTTCCTCGTTTTATTGAGCGGCTGAAGTTTGCTCACGAGAAAATCCAGGAGATGGAAGAGCAAGAGGAAAAGTCGTCATTAAATGTCCTCGGAGATCCACGCACCGATCGTCCTGTCAGTAGAAAGGGAGGCGTGTTGTGATTTGGCACTTAGCAATCAACGAGATCATGTCGCGAGTATTTTTCTGGATTGGCATCCTATCAAGCGTTGCTTTCGTTGCGGTTGTCTTCATCGCCTACAAGACTAACCAAGAAGACCCGGATAACGAGGAGTACCCGTGATGGAGTGCAATTTCGTCGTTGGTCAGAAGGTCGTTTGCGTGGATAGGTCCCCGATGCCAAAGGACATGCAGAATTTGATGGCCCTTTGGGGTCAGCGCGGTCCGTCAATCGGGGACATCCTTACTATCAGGTCGATCTATTTCGGCGTGGTTATGGGCAAAAAGACTCCGTGCCTTCTTTTTGAGGAGATAAAGAACCCGCCACTTCCATATGCGGAAGGCGACAGGGAAGGGGGATTTGCCCATTACCGGTTCCGACCAGTAGCCGAGCGCAAGACCGATATCTCCATCTTCAAGGCGATGCTGAAACCGTCGAAAGAGCAGGTGCCAGTATGACCACTCGCCCTCCCAAGCCCAAACCCATCAACATGCAGTCCCTCCAAGCCGAGCTAATGGCAGAGGTAGACCGCATTAACCGAGAGAAGGCAGAGCGATGAGCTGGGACAGGCTGATTGACGCCTTCGTGGTTTGTTTTGCCATCTGGTGCATTTGCAAAATTTGAGCGCTGAAGCCTCCATCGCGCTCAAAGCGGGCTGGTATCGTCCTTCTCCTCCCGGGTGCCAGCCCGCATCACCTTAACCTTCGGAAAGCCCTTCGCCAGTCTCAACACGACGGCATGTGTGGCATCCGATAGGGAAATGAAAGCTGATGGCAAGTGCGGCTCGCCATCAGCATCCAAAGAGCGGGGCGGCGGCAGATTGCTCTTTGGAAAAGGAATTAGGTTCGTCTGATGCGGCGGGCCGGGATCGCGGACATCGTTGCAAGCTTTGCCTGCGATCCCATCATTTTCATGCCTGTGGCCCATCTGCGTCTCCTTCGTACAAGGAGCAGATAACCACAGGAGAACCGGAATATGCCGGGAAAATCACCCGTACATTCGGGAATGCTAAAACAGGGAAAATGCAAGCAAATGTCTGACGTAGCGACAGCAAATTTTCTGGTCGAAGAGATCGGTGGAAAGCGCCGCGTCTCGGAAATGCTCTACACGGCCTTTCGGGAGCTTAGCAAGCGCTACCCTCACAAGGCCGACCCTGAAAACAAGTGGACAGAGCGCCGCCTTCGCGGGTGGTGGAACAACGAAAGCAATGTCGTCAAGCACTTCCAGATGATGGAGCTTTACGACACTGCGGAGCAACTGAGGAAGGCTCGGCAAGACCATGCAGAATACATCGAAAAGACCGCCCGCCTTCGTGCGCTGGCTGAGCTTCGAGCGTCGGCACGCTCTGGCGATGTGGCTTAGAGATCGTGGGGCATCTTGGGCTGAGTACGTGTGCCCTGAGCTTGTAGACTTCCAAGCATCTGAAAGGGAAGAAAATGAAGGAAGATGAAATTTCTTACGAAATGATCGTCGCCAGGTTTTCTTACGACAGCGCCGCCGGCCGCTTGATATGGAAGTTTAGACCTGTCGAGGAGTTCAATTCCAAAAACAGCTGGGCCGTTTGGAACTCCAGATATTCGGGTAAATACGCGGGAAGATATGATGCTAGGGGGCGGCTGTGCATTCAGGTGTACGGCAGAATACGCAAGGCCAGTCGAATTATTTGGATGCATCAAAAACGAGAGTGGCCAGTCGTTATTGATCACATTGATGGCAACCCTTCAAATGATCGGTTGGATAACCTGAGAAGCGTTACCCAAGCTGAGAACAACTGCAACCGGAAAGTGGCCAAGTCTAGCAAAACTGGCGTCACAGGCGTTTTTTGTTCAGACAATCAATTTGTCGCACAGATATCAAAAGGCGGCGTAAGGCACTATCTCTGGACATTTAAAAAGTTTGAGGACGCTGTTGCCGTCAGGAAATCTGCAGAAGTTAAGTTTGGTTTTCACCCAAATCACGGGAGGCGCGTATGACCCCCTCCAACCTCCAAGCCAAGATAGACTTCCTATCCTCCCAGATACACCAGAAGCGCCAATGGCTGGCTGACCATGGACCGGGCACCAAGCGCCCATGGCCTGAGAACGACATCGAGGCCAAAGAACGCCACCTGACCATGCTTGAGGCCATCCGCGTCGATTACGAGCAGGCGCAGAAGCGGGGGAAGGTATGAGTGCACAATTGGACCTCCTGAAACCCAGTGGGCAAAACGCGCCGATCCGCTTCGTGATCTTCGTGAGCTACGGCAACGACAGCATAGCGTTGCTTCAGTGGGCACATGAGAACGACCTGCACGGTGTCGCCGTTGTCTTCACTGATACCGGATGGATGGCTGATGGCTGGTTGGCGCGTGTCGAGCGTGGCGAGGCTTGGGTTCGCTCAATGGGGTTCACACCTTATCGCACGAAAAGTATAGGCTTTCGCCAGCTGGCGCACGACAAGAGCGGGTTCCCGACGCAGCAGTTCCAGTGGTGCAGCTATATGCTGAAGATACTCCCCGGGATGCAATGGCTTGAGCAGCACGACCCAGATGCACGGGCAATATGCTTGATCGGTGTGCGGCGGGAGGAAAGCGAAGAAAGAGCAAACTTCCCCGAATATCTCGCCAATAGCGGCAATCACGGCGGCCGCTTCATGCTTGCTCCGTTTGTCGACTGGAGGGAGGAGCAGCGAAACGAACTAATCCGGCGAGCGGGGTTTGAAGTGCTGCCGCATCGCTCCCGCGAATGCAGATGCATCAATAGCAACCGCCAGGATATGCGTTTCTTCACCGAAGCCGACTGGAAGGCAATCAAAGACCTTGAGCAAGAGGTCGGGAACACCATGTTTCGTCCGCATCGACACATGGGGGCGAAGGGCGCAGATCAAGTTCGCGATTGGGCCAACAGTGAGCGCGGACAGTATCAAGCGCCCGAGCCAATGCCAGAAGCTAAAGACCTGGAAGACCTTCAAGAGCAAGGAGACCTTCTTGGCTACCAGTGTGCAGGAGCTTGCCCGCAATGAAATCCACCGTATCAGCCGCAGAGCTTCGCGTTCTCCTGTCAGAGCCGAAGCGCTCGAAATACAAGGCGAAGAAGACAGAGCTTGATGGCGTCGTATACGACAGCAATGCAGAGGCCAACTATGCAGCAGCGCTGAAGATACGCGAGAAAGCCGGAGAGATTGGCGGCGTCGAGATACAGCGACCGTTCCCGATCCTCATCAATGGGTTTTCGGTCGGCGTTTACAAGGCGGACTTCTGCTTCATCGACCACAAGGAAGACGGCCGGCTCCGCGTCATCGACGTGAAGGGCTTCGATACGCCGCTATCCAGGTTCAAACGCAAGTGCGTCGAGGCGCTATACCGCGTGAAAGTCGAGGTGGTGAAATGACCGATGCTCTAACGCTATTCCGCCAAGGCAAAGACACCGCCGAGATTGCGGCAATCATGAAGACCACAGAGGCAGACGCTTACAACGCGCTCGCCAGAGAACGGGAAGCAGCACGAAAGGCGAAATACACCGCTTTCACCTTCTGCACCAAAGAAGAATCTCGCGGCAAAATCCCGTATGCAGGGAGGGAATACTGATGACCGAAGACATCAAGACAATTCTGGCTGCCTGCGTTGGCGAAGACCTTGCAGAAGCCCTAATCGAGCATCGCAAGAAGACGGTAAAGAAGCCCCTGACCGCCTACGCCGCCAAGCTGCTCGTCAAGGAGTACGAGAAGACCGGAAGACCGCAGGAAGCCGCAGAAATGCAGATCCTGCACGGCTGGCAAGGTTTCCGCTCGGACTGGTTCACAAACGCACGGGCCAAGCTTCCGCACGCCGGGACCGATCGGCCGCCGCCATTCGGCACATACAGCGTTTCACCCGTCGCCCGTATGTCGGAAACCCGGGAAGAATACATTCGCCGCGAGAAAGAGCGTGAAGCGAGGAGTTTCAGATGAACATGCACCAGCCCCAGCCAATGACGGAGCTACAGCGCCAGCACCTTGCGCATAAGGAGCGGCAGAGGCGGTTCATGGCGGCAGCGATTAAAAGGCCCCGTCCGATTGAACATGTCGTTGAGCAGCAGAATACGGCGCCGGTCAAGGACGTAACGCCAAAAGTTCAGGAACCAGCCGGGTTTGTCATCCCTCGCTATTTCCAGACCTTCAAGCGCCTTTGTGTCGTGTGGGTAGGTGAATACTGCCCATATGCCGGCGGATCGCTCGAGGTGGTCATAAATCGCAGCATGACCGAGATCGGCGTTGAGTGGCTGGGAAAGTTCCGCGGTGTTTACCTGGAGGACATCAAAGGCAAATCCCGCAATCGCCGCGTTGTCTTCCCGAGACAGGTCATCATGCATGCGATCAAGACAGAACGACCAGACCGATCATTCCCTGAGGTGGGACGTTGGACCGGAGGAAGGGACCACACGACGGTCATGCATGCATTCAACAAGATTCAGGCGATGATCGACAACGGCACATTCGATGCGGAAATGGCCAAGTGGCAACGAGAATTCGGCAGGAAGTAACAGAAGGGGCGGCGGGCATGAACAGCAATGGCAAAGAGGAATGGTACGCTATCCGGCTCAAGCCAATGGCGGCACGTGAAAGCAAGAAAGACCATCGGTTGACCAACATCGAGTTCGCTTTGCGGCAGGAAGGGTTCAGGTTCTTCTTCCCATTGGAGCGAAAGGAGATCATCCATCATCGCACCAAGAAGCCGATCGACAAGCGTTTTCCCATGATCCCTGGTTACGCTTTTGTTGACCGGCCGGGAAACTGGCTACGTCTCCGTCAGACGGATTTCGTCGCCGGCATACTTGGCGTAAGCGGGACGCCGATTGTCATTTCGAAGCCGATCATTGATGCGATCATGGAGACCGAAGAGGATTTCTCCGAAGCATACGAGAGGCAAAAAGAAGCCCGCCGCCAGAAAGAGCGCGATGCAGAGAAGCACATACCGCAGCGCCGAGCCCGTCAGCTTTTCCCGGCCGGGTCTCAGTTCGTCGTCAGCAACACGCATGTTCTGCTTGCTGGCATGAGAGGCACAGTCAAGGAAGCGACAGGCCGCCGCACGATCAAGGCGATTATCGAAACCTTGAACGGAATGATGAACGCTGAAATCTCTCTGGATGATATTGAAAGCAAACATGTGGCTTAGCTTTCATATAAGGTTGAAACTCTAATCAAATCAGGGTATAAGGCGTATTGTGATTTGTGAGACGGTTCTGTAGCGGATTTCGCCGCGTCTCTGCTGGTTTTCACAGCCAGTGATAGCGGAATATTCTCTAAATTCAATGTAGATCGAGAGGGCCATGCCTAGTGCATGACCTTCTCGTACAGGAAGGCGGGGTCAGGAGAAGAATCGAGCCGCGCTGAGAAATCAGTCTCCATCCCACCGTGATGCGGGTTAACACGGTTTCGGTCTTCCTGATTTATGCCGATCCAATGTGGAGCCCCGCACGATCAGCCCTTTGTCAGGGTGGCGCGCAAATGCGCCGGGGCATTTATTCGCTCGATGAGCGTCCGAGTGCCGGCTGTCAGTGGTTCGAATCCACTATGGAGAAATCCATTATCTCAGCGGTCAGAGTACCGGCCTGCGCCTGCCTGTGGGCCTTGTACACAGGTATCTATTCGCCCAACAGGGCAACGGAATGCGAGGCGGCGATGTAAAGCGAAAAGTCCGCCCCGGGCCAATACCCCGGTTGCACCCCTCGCAGAAAATCAGGAAGGCGAGAGCCGTTAGGGCCTATCAACGCGGTAGACGCCGGTTGGTGACGGATCATGCCCCGGCCTTCCTGTCCATATCAGGCGATGATGTTCGGTGCTGTTCTGGAGCTAGCAGCTTTTCATCCGACCGAACATCTATAAGCGGCCCAGCGGTCGCCTGCATTTCACCAGCCCCGCCCGTAACAAGGTGGGGCTTCCCATTGACGGCGAGTCGCAGACATGCGATTCTTGAAGTGTTAAGTGCTTCAGATATCGGCAATTCCAGTCACTCCGTCCAACGGATTTGGGCTTGTCCGCTGACACCATGGGTCACATTTCAGGTCGGGTGCCAGCCCTTCCTGTTTTGTGGCCCATTCCATTCCCGGAATGTGGCGGAAGTTTCGATGCTCAACGTTAAGGATGTTAACTCTAAAGCTTACACGGATTTTATCCGTTTCCCCCGCACAGAAATTGAAGTTTCTGAAAAGCTGGGCTTGCCGCTCTGGCGCGTCAAAAAGACCTTAAATCTATTGCGGGCATTGACCATTGCCGAGCAGCTTGTAGATGGCCGGTGGGTCAGGTCTAACTGGCCTTCCACCTAACCCCATTAACCCGCCCACATGGAGAGAGCGATGACCGCCGCCAAGATTGAGCGTGGACTGAATGAGGCGCTTGAGTTTGTGAAGTCCATCAAGCCGGAAGATAGCCGGCCACGCCGCAAGATGTGGGCTCCCGGCGGCTACGTCTGCAAGTGCCTCGATTGCGGGTGCCAGTTCATTGGCGACAAGCGTGCCATTAGCTGCGCCGATTGTGCCTATTCGTAGACTTGATGGAGATAAAGGTGCAATTCCCATTCTCTGACATGCTACGCGAAATCAACGGCATTATGTTCGAGCGCCCTAAAGACGTGACTATCAAGGTGGATTCGCTCGACAAGTTCACAGCTGCACTCTCGGCTTCTGTTGATCTAAAGCCGCAAGCGCCGAAGGGCGTCATTGATGCTGCGTTCTGCGGCGTCCGAGTTGTTGCGAATGATCTGGTTCCGACTGGTATGGCAGTCATCACCCACGGAGACGAGATTGTGAACATCATCCGATACTCCGTATCAACCCCATGACCACCACCGAGCAAGAGCGGGATAGATCGATGGACAACGTCAAGCTCTTCCCAGGTATAACGCCACTCGATTTTGATTCTGACATCATGCTCGGCGCAGCAATGGGAAAGCTCAAGAACGTGGTGATCGTAGGTGAGACGGAAGACGGGGATGAGTTCTTCTCCTCGTCTGTTGCCGGCGGTCCCGAAATCCTCTGGATGCTAGAGCGCGCCAAGCATCGTTTGCTGTCGATGGTAGACGACGACTAATCAATTTTATGAACCCAACAAAGAGCGGCACCAACCCTCGGGAGTGCTAAATGGACGTTAAAGAAACAGAGAAAAACCAGATCGGCAAAGGCAAGGCTGGTCCGGGCCGCCCCAAAGGGGTGCCGAACAAGACAACCACACTCATCAAGGACGCAATCATCCAGGCAGCAACAAATGCTGGCGATGGCGACATGGTGGAATACCTCACGCAGCAGGCGAGATTGAACCCCGGTCCATTTATGGCGCTTCTCGGCAAGGTTCTCCCGACGCAGATTGCCGGCGACGAGGATAACCCCATCAAGACCATAACCGAGATCAGGCTTGTCGGCGGTTGATGTTCGACTCCCGCCCAAGCTTGTTCAGGTATTCACCGGCTCGGCGGACATAAGAGGAGCATACGGCGGACGCGGTTCAGCGAAGACACGCTCTTTCGCCAAGATGACCGCCATTCGCGCTTACATGTGGGATCAGGCGGGCAGAGAGGGGCAAATCCTTTGCGGACGCCAGTTCATGAACTCGCTGGCCGATTCATCGCTTGAGGAAATCAAGGCCGCAATTCGCTCAGAGCCGTGGCTGCTTGAGCATTTCGATATTGGCGAGAAATACATCAGGACCAGAAGCGGGCGTGTCTATTACTCGTTCGCCGGCCTTGATCGCAACGTTGACAGCATCAAGTCAAAGGCTCGCATTCTCCTCTGCTGGGTTGATGAAGCTGAGCCTGTCACTGAAGAGGCATGGCAGAAGCTCATCCCCACGCTGCGCGAAGAGGACAGCGAGCTGTGGGTGACATGGAACCCGGAGCGCAAGACTAGCCCGACGCACAAGCGGTTTCGTGAATCGTCTGATCCTCGCATGAAGGTCGTAGAGCTTAACTGGCGCGATAACCCATGGTTCCCGTCCATTCTTGAGCGTGTTCGTCTGAAGGATAAGGCAGAGCGTCCAGACAGCTACGATCACATATGGGAAGGTGATTTCGTGACGGTTGTCGAAGGCGCCTATTTTGCAAGCCACCTGACCACAGCGAAGAACGAAGGTCGCATAAGCCGCGTTGCCGCTGACCCGCTGATGACGCTGCGCCTGTTCGTGGACATCGGCGGCACTGGTGCTAAGGCTGATAACTTCGTGATCTGGGTTGCTCAGTTCATCGGCAAGGAAATACGCGTTCTCGACCACTACGAAGCGCAGGGCCAGCCGCTCGCCGCGCATCTCAACTGGTGCCGCGAACGTGGGTATGAGTCGAACAAGGCGCAGTTCTGGTTGCCTCACGACGGCAGCACACAGGACAAGGTGTTCGACGTTTCCTACGAGAGCGCTTTGCGATCGGCAGGATACACGGTCACGGTCGTACCGAACCAGGGTAAGGGCGCTGCATCTGCACGCATCGAGGAAGCCCGCCGGCTGTTCCCACGCATCTGGTTCAACGCTGACACGACAGAAGGCGGTCGTGATGCCCTTGGTTGGTATCACGAGAAGAAAGACGAGCAACGAGGCATTGGCCTCGGCCCTGACCACGATTGGTCATCTCACAGCGCAGACGCATTCGGCCTGATGTGCGTCGTCTACGAAGAACCCGCTACGAACAAACGGTCTGACCATCGCTCAGCGATGGCAGGCGGATGGATGGGCTGATGGCTGAAACCGGTAAAACAGACGATCTCCTCACCAAGGGTCGCGAAGCCTTCAAGAAGGCGGAAGAGGCAGAGGGCGAGAACCGTCTTATTGCGCTGGAGGACATCAAGTTCTCGCGCCTTGGTGAGCAGTGGCCCGAAAACATTCGGCAGCAGCGTGAGCGTGAGTTTCGCCCGTGCCTGACGATCAACAAGATGCCTGCATTCATCCGTCAGGTCGTCAACGATGCTCGCCAGAACAAGCCGTCGATCAAGGTCCACCCGGTTGACAGCAATGCTGACCCGAAGACGGCCGAGGTTATCAACGGCCTGATCCGCAACATCGAATACACGTCCAATGCTGACGTTGCCTACGATACCGCCATTGAGGCCAGCGTCTCTGGCGGCTTCGGCTATTGGCGCATCGGCATGGATTACGCCTATGATGATGTCTTCGATATGGATGTCACGATTGAGCGCATCGCCAACCAGTTCTCCGTCTATGGCGACCCTGCCTCGCAGTCTGCCGATTCCTCCGACTGGAACAACGCGTTCATTGTCGAGCGCATGTCCCGCGACGAATACAAGCGTCGTTACGGCAGCAAGAAGAACGCCGCAGATGAGGAAGTATGCATTGACTTCGAAAGCGATGCCTGGGGCGAAGGCTGGCTTGACGACGAATTTGTTCTCGTCGCCGAGTGGTGGAGCCGCGAAGAGACGGAGCATGAAATCGTTCAGCTGGATGATGGTAACGTCTACTCCAAGGAGGATCTGGAAACAGACCCTGACTTGATCGAGGTCGGCGTTCTCATCGATGCTGGCGTCATCAAGGTGCTTGGCACACGCATGGCCAAGACGTTCAAGGTCAAGCAGGTCATCATGTCAGGCGCCGACGTGCTGGAGAAGCGTGATTGGCCCGGCTGCTATATACCGATCGTCCCAGTCTATGGTGATGAGATCGTGGTTGAGGGCAAGCGCTATTTCCGCAGCCTCATTCACAACGCCATGGATGCGCAGCGGATGTACAACTACTGGCGCACGACGGCGACGGAGCTTGTTGCCCTTGCGCCGAAGGTTCCGTGGATTGGCCGTAAGGGCACGTTCGACAGTGATGCGCAGCGCTGGAACACGGCAAACAGCCAGAGCCACGCCTATCTCGAATATGACGGCGAAGCGCCGCAGCGTCAGCCGCTCGATACCGGGCCCGCGGCTGGAGCGCTTCAGGAGTCGTTGAACGCCTCAGACGACATGAAGGCCATCATCGGCATTTACGATGCCTCTCTCGGTGCACGCTCCAACGAAACCAGCGGTCGCGCCATCATGGCAAGGCAGCGTGAGGGCGATGTGGCCACGTTCCACTTCATCGACAACCTGTCACGCGCCATTCGTCACACCGGCCGCATTCTGATTGACCTCATACCGAAGGTCTACACCAAGGAGCGCATCATCCGCGTGCTTGGCGAGGACGGCACACCGAAGACGGTAAAGGTCAACGGACAGGAGCCAGAGCCTGTCATTGGTCCTGATGGCAAGCCAGAGGTTGATGACGAGGGCAACGTTATCATGGCGCTGCACAGCCTCACTGTCGGCAAGTACGACCTGACCGTTACGAGCGGCCCGAGCTTCACAACGCGCCGCGAAGAAGCCGCAGCACAGATGACGGAGCTTGTTCGCGCCTTCCCGCAGGCTGCACCGTTCATTGCCGACATCATGGCTCGGAACTTCGATTGGCCGGGGGCTGACGAGATTGCCAAGCGCTTCGAGGCCATGAACCCGGCCAAGCAGCAGGAAATCCCGCCGCAGATCCAGCAGCAATTGCAGGAAATGCAGCAGGCAATCCAGAAGCTCTCCGGTGAGAACCAGTCTCTTAAGCAGGGTCACGACATCAAGATGTACGACGCCCAGACGAAGCGAATGAACGTCGAAGGCGATCTGGCCAACGACAAGGCAAAAATCGGCATCGACATGCTGAATATGTCCAAGGAACCCCAGCGCCACGGGTCAGAGGCGTAACCACCAACAGCACCAACCAATAGGAGTGCGCACCTCATGTCAGAGGCTATGCAGGCTATTGCCAACGAACTGGCAACCCCAGCAATCGAGACGCAGCAGCAGAACCAGACGGCGGAAGTCAACGCCGACGAAATGGAAGCCTTGCCTGACGAGGAGTTGGCGGAAGGCGAAGACGGAGAAGCCGAACAGGCTGAACCCGAATATGACGAGATTGAGTGGGAGGGGAAGAAATACAACATCCCCAAGGAACTCAAATCCGGCTTCATGATGAATGCGGACTACACCCGCAAGACGCAGGAAGTCGCAGAGCAGCGCAAATCTGTCGAGGCACAGAAAGAGCAAGCAGCAGCACTCTATCAGGCTTCGGAGGACTACATCGAGGCGAAAGCCGCGGTGAAGATGCTTGAAGGCCAGCTTCAGCAGTACCAGAACCTCAACTGGACGCAGTTGGAGCAGGAAGACCCGATGGCGGCTATGTCCCATTGGCGTCAGTTCCAAATGCTCAAAGAACAGCATCAGCAGGGGATGAGCTACCTGCACAAAGCGGACGAGGAACGCACTGTGAACGCGCAGCAAGAGATTGCCAAGCGCCTGCAGGAAACGCGTGATTTCGCCGCGAAAGAAATTCCAGGGTACTCCATCGAGCTAGAAGACAAGGTAGCAGGTTTCGCGATCAAGGAACTCGGCTTTTCCGTCGAGCAACTCCAAGCCGCGATTACCCCGCAGGTGTTCCGCACCTTGCACCTCGCATGGCTCGGTTCGCAGGCCCTCCAGAAAAAAGCAGCAGCCCCAAAGCCAGCAGCACCGCCCACCCAGCCTCTCTCGAAGGTCACGGCACGAGCAAACCCGACACAGGGCCTCGATGACCGCCTTTCCACGGAGGAATGGATGAAGCGCCGTAATGCGCAGGCTCGCCGGGGCAATTGACGCAATCCACAAGGCCTGAGGGCCAAGGAGCAAGACAATGGCGAATAGCATTCTTACCCCTACCGCAGTGACCCGCGAGGCGCTGCGCATCCTCCATCAGAAACTCAACTTCGTCGGATCGATCAACCGTCAGTACGACGACAGCTTCGCCAAGTCCGGCGCGAAGATCGGCGACACCCTGAAGATCCGTATGCCCAACCGCTATACGGTCCGCACGGGCAAGACGATTGACACTCAGGACACGGCGGAAGACAGCCAGAACCTGCAAGTCGCCACGCAGAAGGGCGTTGATACAAACTTCTCGTCGGCCGACCTGACGCTGTCTCTGGATGACTTCTCCAAGCGCATTCTTGAGCCTGCAATGGCCGTTCTCGCTGCAAACATCGAGTATGACGCCATGAGCATGTTCAAGGACGTCTACAATGCACAGTGGACCTCCGGCTCCGCCATCACGTACAACGACGTTCTGTCCGGCCGCGTGAAAATCCAGGGTGGTCTTGCACCGCTGACCGATCGCACGGCTAACCTGAACTCTCAGGACATGGCCGATCTGGTCAAGGACACGAAGACGCTGTTCAACGATCAGGCCCAGCTTTCCAAGCAGTACAAGGAAGGCTACATGGGTCGCGCCGCTGGCTTCGACTTCCTCGAAAACACACTGTGGCCGGGTTTCACCCGCGGCGCCGCCAACACCTCCTACGTGGTCAACACCTCTTCCGGCATCACCTCCGGTTCCGCTACCGTCGCTGTGACGGCCGGCACTGGCGCGATGAACAAGGGCGACGTGTTCACCATCGCAGGCGTCAACTCGGTCCACCCGGAAACGAAGGTTGACACCGGCAACCTTCAGCAGTTCGTCGTCACGGCGGATTATGCTGGCGGTGCTGGCAACATCACCGTTTCCCCGACGCCGATCACCTCCGGCGCCAAGCAGAACGTCGTCATCAACAGCGCGGGCGCTGGCAAGGCCGTTACCTTCGCGGGTACTGCCTCTCAGCAGGACGGCACTTCCATGCTCTACCAGCAGGATGCCTTCACCTTCGCTACTGCTGACCTCGTGATGCCCAACGGCGTCGATTTCGCCAAGCGTGAAATCATGGACGGCATCTCCATGCGCATCGTGCGCCAGTACGACATCAACAACGACAACCTGCCTTGCCGTATCGATGTCCTCTACGGCTACAAGACGCTCCGCCCCGAGTGGGCCTGCCGTCTGCACTTCAACTAATCGTGGGCGGCTTCGGCCGCCTCTTTTTCCGTTTCCAAGCTCAAAGGAGCCGACAATGCCCACAGAATATCTCGGTACTGGCAACGACGATGGCGTTTCCCTCGGCCGCTCTGCGACTGACAAGATCGCCTTCTTCAACGCAACCCCAACCGCCCGCGCATCCGGCTTTACTGCCCCGGCTGCAACGGCTGCGACGAACAGCACGCCCTATGGATACAGCCAGGCGCAGGCTGACGCAATCGTGACATGGATTCGCGCCGTTGACGCGGAACTGAAGGCCAAGGGCCTGATCTCGTAACAAGGCGGAGCGCGTCATGGCGATTAGCAACTATAGCGACCTTCAGGCGGCTATTGCTGACTGGATGGCGCGCTCCGACATTTCCGGGTCTGCTGCCGACTTCATCAGTCTGGCAGAAGCTCGGCTTAATCGCACTCTCGGGCCGGTGGCCACGACTGCAACGCTAACGGGCGTCATCGGGTCTGCGCAGATCGATATCTCGTCGCTGTCGATGGAGACGCCTGAAAACCTGTTCATCACCGATGGCGTCGAGCGCATTCTGTTGCCGCGTCCGCTAGGAACCTTCCTCACGGAACAGGAACAGAATTCGCCCAATATCTGGGCCATTGAGGGCAACTACATCAAATTCGAGTGCCCGCTGGATCAGGCCTATTCGTTCCGATTCGTCTATCAGGGCCGTTTTGCCCTTTCCGACACGACGACAAACGAGCTTTTGACGGACTACCCCGACGTCTACCTGTCGGCCGCCATCGTCTGGGGCTGCGTCTATACCAAATCCATGAAGGATGGCGCGATGTGGCAGGGGATGCTTGATTCTGGGATTGCCGAAGTCAAAAGCGCATATGCCCAGCGCAAGCGCGGCCTTCTCACGGTTGACCCGATGCTCGCCCGCCGTGCGCTCTACAACTCCAATGTGGACACCTCTCTATGAGGCTCGCATTCGGCCCGTTTGAGCCTGACAAAAGCGTGTTCAACGCTGCTGTCAGCGGCAACATCGTGAATTGCTTCCCGGTTCAGAACGGCTGGGGGCCAATGCCCGGACTGACAACGATTTCGGCAGCGCTGGCCGGCACGTGCCGAGGCGCTGTCTACGTTCGCGACAGTTCAGGCAACTACACGATCATCGCGGCGACGAATACAAACATCTACAAGCTCAACACCACGGATTATTCGTGGACGGACATTTCCGGGGCCGCCGCGCCGTATCACCTCAATCTGGTCGATACGTGGACGTTTACGGTCTTCGGCACAAAGCTGCTGATCCACAATATTTCGGATCCGATACAGGTTTACGACATTGAAGCCGGCGGCGTTTGCACCAATCTGGCTGGCTCGCCTCCGCAAGCAAAGTATTCGTGGGTGTCGGGTGACTTCCTCGTACTTGGCTATCTGTCCGGAACGAATGGCGACAAGAAAGTGCGCTGGTCTGGTGTCAATGACCCAACGTTCTGGACGATTGGTGAAAAGGGAGCAGACGAGCAGACCTTGCCGGAAGGCGAGGAGGTCATGGGCGGCTTTGCGGAGCAGAATGGCTTTTACGTCATCAACCGCAGCGCCATGCATTTCTTCGTATTCTCGCCTTCGTCGGGCTACACATTTACACGGCAGACGCTGAACGCGCAGCAAGGGGCAATCTCGGCGCGGTCTATCGTATCAATCGGCCCCGGCCTGTTTTTCTACCTGTCGGAAGATGGGTTCTTCATGGGTTCTGGAAGAAAGCCCATCGGCGCAGAGCGGGTCGATAAGTGGTTTCTGTCTCAAGTCGACATGACATACCTCGGCGAAGTGCAGGGGTCGGCCGATCCATATGAAAAGATCATCTGGTGGAAATACCAGCGTCCAGACCGCTCTTTCCGCCGCCTTGGGTATGACTGGCAGCTTGATCGCTGGTGCACAACCGATCTTCAGGTAGGCGAAATGATGTCGCTTGTCACGCCGGGACTGACCTGGGACGGCCTGTCAACGCTTTATTCGAACATCGACGCCGTGACTGAGCCTTTCGATAGCCGCGTCTTTCTGGGTGGACGGCCAACAATGGCGACATTCACGACTGATAACAAGCTGGCGTTCTTTTCTGGCACAAATCAGGAAGCAACGCTTGATACGGCGGTTATTGAGACTGATCCGGTCATTCGCACGTTCTGCCGTGCCGCGCGCGTCATCACGGATGCAACGGGGTTCTCGGTCACTGATACGGTTTACGGCTCACACGGAGCAACAGGCGTAACCTCTGCACCCCAGACTGTAAACCGCGCTGGCCTGCTTAACTTCCGGCAGGATGGCCGGCTGCATCAGTTCTCATGCTCGATACCTTCCGGTTCTGACTGGTCTATTATCTCCGATATCGAAGCGACCTTCGAAGAGGCTGGCGAACAATGACGGTCAACGCCAATTATACCGGCGACGTCGCCAAGCCCGTGTCTGTGGTTCTCACCACAACGTCAAAGACGGCGGTCGGCTCGGTTGCTACTGATAGAACATCCACGGTCGCGGCTTGGTCGTTCGTCAACCCCACAGGTTCGCCGGTCAACTGTGAACTCTACTGGAATGACGGAACAACGGACTGGCTTGTATGGCGCAAAGCCGTCGCCGCGAACGATACGAGTATCGAGAGTAATCTGCCGATCAGGCTAGGCAACGGTGCGTCTATCAAGGCGGTCGGAGCGAACACAGTCACAATCACGTTGATTTACGCGCTGGCGTATCAGACCACATGAACATCCACATCGTGAATATCGCTGACATCGATGTCATTTGGCAGACGGTCGGGCCTCGCTTCAATGCGGCCATTGAGAAGTGCGGCGACGACATTTCGACCGGCGAGCTTTGGCAAATGTGCCGCTCGGGCAACGCCTTTCTGGTCATCGCCATAGACGACACAGGCATTCTGATGGCGGCCATCGTCCGCTTCGAGCGCTGGAGCAATGGTGCTGTTCTCCGCGTCCTGTCGCTCGTTGGTGAGCAGATCGAAAAGTGGAGTGCTGCGGTGAAAGCCTATTTGGCTGATCTCGCAAAGTCCAACGGAGCATCCCGTATCGTCGCAGAAGGCCGGGAAGGCTGGGCGAGAATTTTTGACGAGCCGAAGCACATTCGCTCGACCTACGTAATGGAGCTTTGACATGAGCGGTGGAAGCAAGCAGACAACCACGCAAACCTCTGCGCCGTGGTCCGGTGCGCAGCCCGCACTCACGCAGGCCGTGGGCGGCGCGCAGAACCTATATAATGCTGGTGTCGGGTCGCAGGTCTATACTGGATCAACCGTCGTGCCGTGGTCCAGCCAGACTACGCAGGCCATGGGCAACATCCAGAACAACGCCAACGCCAATATCAATGGAAAGGGTCTTTCCGGGCAGTATCAAGGCGTCATCAACAATGGAGGCTTTAACTCTGCCCAGCAGGGAGCGCTCGACAATACGCGCAATCTGGCCAATTCCTCCTATTCCGTCTCTCCCGAGCTTCAGAAGGTGCTTGACGCACAGGCGGCCAAAGTTGGCGATCAGGTCAACCTCAACGCCTCAGCGGCCGGCCGTTATGGCTCTGGTGCGAACCAGACGCTGCTTGCCAAGAACGTTGGCGACCTGACCAACAGCACGATTTTTAACGACTACAGCAACTGGCAGGGTCGCCGTGACGCGGCAAACTCCAACCTCTTCAACATGGGCCAGCAGGGCTTCAACAACCTCGGCGCTGCCTATACCGGACTGAACGCGCCAAATCAGGACCTGATGAACATCGGCGCCATGAATGAAGACTTGGCCACCCGCTACAAGAACGACGAGCTTCGCATCTTCAACGAGGCGCAGAACAAACCTTGGGAGCAGCTTGGCAGGCTCAATGCCATTGCGACCGGCGCGGGCTCAATGGGTGGCACGCAAACGACGTCGCAGCCTGGACAGAATCCTTTCCTGACTGCGGCGGGGTATGGGCTTTCCGGTCTCGGCCTTCTCGGCGGCCTGTTTTAAGGAGTAAGACATGAGCGGCGGTTCTAAAAACTCCTCGCCCACCGTGGCGACCACTCCAACGGCGGCAGTGACACCAAACGTCAAGGTGCAGACGTTCGGCGGCATTCTCGACCCGGCCATTGCGCAGCAGCTTGCCAGCGCTGGCTTGCTTGGCTCGATGTCAAACCCATCCATGTTCCAGCCGGTCAACGTGCCGATCCTGAACGGGCCTGACGATGTGCGGAATTATCTGCTCTCTCAGGGAAAATCTTACATCAACAACGACGGGACAACCGGCGGCGCAGCAAATTCGGGCGGCAACGCACAAGGCAACGGCGCACTCCAAGGTTCGTTCCGCTCCTCGCCGGAATCGCCCAACACATACTTGGGGAGGTATCTGAACCGTGGCTAATTTCCTGAACCGCAATTCCGATGCCTTCCTTCAGGCTGGGCTCGGCCTCCTCTCTGGCCAGACAGGACCAGAACAGGCCGCCATGGGCATGAAAGGCTTTTCCGACGCTCGCAAGCTCAATCGCACAGTGGAGTTTCTGAAACAGGCCAACCCGGAACTCGCGCAGGCCGTCGAGGCCGGCTCGCTCGGCGCTGGTGATGCCTACAAGCTCTACTATCAGCAAAAGCTCGAGGCGCAGAAGCCGCGCAACAATTTCATGGCCGTTGGCAAGAACCTGTACGACACCAACAGCGGCCAGTGGATTACGCCTCCTGCTGGCATGGGTGGTGGCGACGATCAGGAATATGGTCTGAACCCGCAATATGGCACCGATGCGAACGGCAACCCCGTTATTATCCAGTTGAGCAAGGGTGGCACGGCTCGGCGCACGGCTCTCCCTGATGGCGTCACTCTGTCGAAAGAGCCAATCCGCATCGACGCCGGCACGCATACCGTCCTGCTCGACCCGATCACACGCCAGCCGATCGGCCAGATTGCTAAGAACCTGTCTGACGCTGAGACGCAGAAGGCCGAAGGTAAGGCGCTGGGTGATGCTCGCGCTTCGTTGCCGCAAGTTGAGGAAGCTGGAAACAACATGCTCTCCACAATCGACAGCCTGGCAAGCGACCCGTATCTCGATAGCATGATTGGATCCGTTCAGGGGCGCATGCCTAACCTGACATCCGACGCTGCCCGTGTGCAGTCGAAGATGGATCAGATCGGCGGCCAGTCCTTCCTTCAGGCCTATAATGCGCTTCGTGGCGGCGGTCAGATCACCGAAGTTGAAGGCAAGAAGGCAACGGAAGCCATGGCGCGCCTCAACACCGCGCAGAGCGAAGCCGATTATCGTCAAGCGCTCGGGGAACTGCGTACCATCGTTCAGAATGGCCTCGCTCGTGCCCGTCAGAAGGCAGGCGGCGGCGCTCCGTCTGTCGGCGCCAACAAAGGCAACCGCACGTCCTCGGGCGTAAGCTGGAGCGTTGAACCCTGATGGCGACACTCAACATCAATGGCCGCAAGGTGAAGGTGGACGATTCCTTCCTGTCCCTTTCACCCGAAGAGCAGAATGCGACGGTTGATGAAATCGCCGCGTCTCTCGGATCGTCGCCCGCATCAGAAGCCGCAGCGTCAAAGGCTGGCCGTATCGAGCAGCAGACACCTCCTGTCGATGCTGCAAAGGCAGAGCGCGACAAATATTACTCCAGCGGCATTTACGCGGGAGCCTATAATCCGCTTGGCACGATTGCGAAGTCTGTCGATGCTCTTTCGAGTGGTGCGCAGCGTGCGCCGCTGTTCGGCTGGGATGATGAGGCAGTAGCCGTGGCCCGTTCCCTCGCTGGAAATACGAGCTACTCCGAAGCCCAAAAGCAGGAAGACGCCAAGAAACAGGCAATGCGCGAGCAAAACCCGGTCGCGTCTACCGTTGGTGAACTGGCCGGCGGTCTGGCCACAGGTGGCACGATTGCCGGCACTGGCGCAACGCTTGCGGGCCGTTCTTTGCCGGTCATTGGTCGTACTGGTGCTGCCGCACTGGAGGGCGCAGGCTATGGCGCTCTGACGGGCGCAGGCGAAGCAAAGCAGGGTGACCGCACGTCTGGCGCCGTTGTTGGTGGCCTGCTTGGTGGCGCAATTGGCGGAGCGGCTTCGGCCGTGGGCGACAAGCTTGCAACCCGCGCTGCTCGCAAGGCTTCGACCGATGCAGCGCCGTCGATCGATGATCTCACAGCGACCGCGCAAAACCTGTATCAGCAGGCCGATCAGGCTCAGGTTGTTCTCAAGCCCCAGACGACGGATAAGCTCGTCAACAACATGACGTTTGCTGCCGGTCGCCCGAATGACAAGCTTCGCCCGAATACTCTCGGCATCATCGAAGACGTTCAGGCCCTTCGCGGCAAGCCGGTTTCACTGGCCGATTTCCACGAACTGCGGCAGGAAGTGAACCTTGCCATGAAGAATGCACAGCCGCAGGACGAACGTACCCTGATGCGCATCAAGGGCGTTCTGGATGGTCTGGCAGACAATGCCACGGCCAGCGACGTGACAGGCGATGTCAACGGGTTCAAGCTGTTCAAGGAAGCGAATTCGGTCTGGGCCAAGAAGTCGAAGGCTCAGAAGATCGAAGACCTGTTTGACCTCGCAGATGTGAAATCGGCCCGTTATTCGCAGTCCGGGATGCAGAACGCTATCCGCGACAAGGCATCGAACCTCTACACCCAGATCGTCAAGGGCAAGGAAAAGAGCTTCACCAAGGAAGAAACTGACCTTATCCGTCAGCTCGCAAAAAACGAACTGACGCCGAAACTGGTCAACTGGCTTGGAAAGCTTGCCCCTCGGGGCGTCGTGTCCGCAGGCTTGGGTTCAAGCGCTGGCGCCGGCCTCGGTAGCCTGCTCGGCCCGGCTGGAGCGGTAGCGGGCGCGGCTATTCCTGGCGCTGTCGGTTTTGGTGCCGCAAGCATCGCGGATCGTGCGGCTGTTCAGGGCTTCAACGCTCTGCGTAACGCAGCGGCCACTGGAAATCTCCCGGTTCTGAATGCCATCACGAACAAGACAGTTCCGGCAGTTGGCGCTCTATCGTCGGCCGTCAGTAGCCAAGCGCTGCGCGGTAGATGAACTTGGCGCCAATTGAGGCAACGACGACGAATGCCAGTGTTGGCAGCGTCACATTGAAGAACCAGTAAGCGCCGGGGCCGAAAAACGGCTCTTTCTTGTCCGCCTTCGACCACTCGGATTCGTGCAGGTCAAGGCGCTTGTCAAAATCCTTCATAAATCCCCCTGAAAAACCCATCGAGAATAGGCGATTTCGCGCCTTTCTTCAAGGATGCGCCATGAAGACCAAGCAAGACTTCTACAACGAAGTTTACGGCTACGCGAAGGATGCCGGCCTCAATGACGCGCAGGCTCACCTTGCGGCCTCCCAGGCATCGCTTGAAACAGGCTTTGGCAAAAGCGTTGCTGGCAACAACTACTTCGGCGTGAAGGCTGGATCTTCATGGAATGGCCCGACCAAAAACGTCCGCACGTGGGAAGAAGTCGGCGGCAAGCGCCAGAACATCACCGATCGCTTCCGCGCCTACGAACATCCTGTTCAGTCCCTGCGCGATTGGGCGTCCACGGTAGGCAACCGCTGGTCCTCGGCCATGTCTGCGCCAACCTTTGCTGAGGCCGTTTCCGCGCTCGGTGCTGGTAAAAAGGGCGGCTACGCGACCGACAGCAAATACGGCTCCAAGCTGAACAGCATTCAAAGCACCTACGGCAAGGACGTTGGCCTGTTGAACGCCATTGCTCCCGACATTCGCAGCGTTCCCACCCCCACGGCTCGCCCCGAGCCAACATTTACCGCTCCCCTTTCCTCTGTTGAACGCGCCCCCTTGCAAGAGGTTGCCATGACGCAATTTGACGCCAGCCGCTTTGGTCCGGCTCCCACGTCCGTTTTCGACGCCACGCGCTTTGCTGATCCGACAGCCGTTGCGCAAGGTAAAGCAGGCCTTCAGCGCGGTTTGCTCGACCAGCAGCTTTCCGTTGGCATCCTTCCCAACATCCCGCCATCTGTCGCGCCCGCAACAACCTACGTTGATCCGAAAGTGTCGGTTCAGCCCACCGTCACACAGCCAACGGTAGAAGTCGCCCAGCCAACTCCGGCGCGCTCAATCTCTCAGATGACGACAGGCTCCGTCATGGCCCCCCAGATCTCGGAACGTCAGCGCGAGATTGCGGCCAAGACGCAAAGCGACATGCGTAATCGCAGCATACTCGGAACGCTCGGCGGCGCTGTTCTCGGCGGCGCACTGCTTGGCCCTGTCGGGGGCCTGCTGGGTGGCTATCTCGGCAAGAGCTTCTCCAACTCCGGTTACTACCCGGAAGCACCCGAACGCCTGAACCCCGGCGGCACGGACGACCGCAGCTATGGCGGCCTGAATGATTATGGGCGCGATGCATACAACGAAAGCAAGGATTTCCGCGATGCCGTTGATAGCGGCTCGGCAGGCCTTTGGTAAGGAGAGCCGTTAATGGCGAAAAACAGCATCCTCGACTACGATACCACGCCTGACAACAATACCGACATCAACAGTGTTGGCATTCAGGGAACGTCGGCGGTCAACAACTTCGACAACGCATTCCGTACCATAATGGCGCATCTTGCCGATTTCACTGGCGGCAGCACGATTGCGTCAGGTACGACGACGGACCTTTCCACCGTGAAGGGCCAGTATGTCACCGTGTCCGGCACCAGCACGATTACATCATTCGGCACGGCTAAGGCAGGCTGGATGAAGTACCTGCGTTTCACTGGCGTTGCGACCATTACCTACAATGCCACGTCTATGATCTTGCCGGGTGCGGCAAGCATCACCACATCTCCGGGCGACTATGCGCTGTTTGTATCTGAAGGAAGCGGCAATTGGCGATGCCTGGATTACTTCTCCAGCCTGAGCGGCGCTCGGCCCGCCCCCAAGGGCCAGTTTTACGGACTGACGCTTTCGAACAATGCCGGCGATGCGGTGAATGACATCGATATCGCGGCGGGAGAGGTGGCCTCCGATGCTGCCACTCCGTCTCTCATCATCCTTGCTGCTTCCATCACCAAGCGCCTCGATGCAGCATGGGCGGTCGGCACGGGCAACGGGGGTCGCGATACAGGCGCCATCGCTGACGGCACATGGCACGTCTGGCTTATCCAGCGTTCCGATACAGGTGTTGTTGATGCTCTGTTTTCGCTCTCGGCAACGTCGCCTACAATGCCGACGAGCTATGACCGGAAGGCTTACGTTGGACCAATCATTCGGTCTGGTGGCACAATTTTAGGCTTCACCCAATTACGTGATGATTTCACGCTGAACACCTATCCAATTGATCGCAGCAGCACTTCAGCGTTGGCTTCGTCTCTCCTGACGATAACGGTTCCCACTGGTATACCGGTGGAGCCCAAACTAGCTCTAGTTCAAGAGAACCTTACGAGCGGCAACATCCAAACGAAAATTGGCACCGCTGGTAAGCCAACATCAACGGCTTTGATCACCAAAGCTGCCGGCGATGCTCAGGCAACGCTTGTGACAAGCGGGGTTACGACGAACACCTCTGCCCAGATACAGTTTGAAGTACAGGTTATTAGCGGTTCATTGAACCTGAACGTTCTCACAACAATGGGGTGGGTTGATCGTCGGGGGCGCAAATGACGGCCTTTACCGCCGTTGGAGACGGCCTCACAGACGACACAGCTGCGCTCAATGCCTTCATTGCCGCCTCAGATTATGCGGTGATACCGCCCGGTTGCTATCGAACCTCTGCGCCGCTCGTTTTCCGAAATGGGCAGCGCATCGAATTCAGCGGGGACAGTTCGGTTATCAAGCCTGACGGTAGCGTGACCGACAAGGTTTTGGACCTGACGGGCATCTGTCATACTTCCGTTGCTCATGTCCGCGTTGTGCCGCCAGCGAACGCCGATCTCAAATGCGTCAACATCGATGCTTCCTCGCACGTGAATGTCGAGCGCATTCGCTTTGATGGTGGTGGCGGCTATCCGGTGTTCGTCAAGGACTCTGCCGATTGCGACATTGACGACATGTATATCTCAGGCGGCTATCTGAAAACCGGCCTGCAAGTCAACGACAGCAAGAACGTCACGGTGAGGCGGCCCAAGGTCTATGCCGGATATCAGGGTTGGTATGGGCTGCAGTCTCTTCGCGGCAAAAACGTCAAATTCCAAGACGGCTATGTCGAAAAGACCCCAAACAACTATTTTGGTGTTCATTCATGGGGAACGAATTTTGCTGTTGTCGAGGGCTTTCACGTTGAGAACACAAGGCGAGAAGCCATTGCCGCAGGCGGTTCAAGCGTCGGCTTGAAGATTATCAGAAATCACTGCATCTGGACGGAAAACGTCGGTGTCGGTGACTTTGGCATATCGGTTGCGGGCAGCAGTGCAACTGCAATCGTCGCAGATTTCCTTGTTGACGAGAATACGACGATCAACAGCGCTCACGATGGGGTTGCAATTGCCGGATGGTCTCAACGCGGATTGGTCACGAGGAATAACATTCGCGATGCCTGCATGGCCAATGCCGATTCTTTTCACGCCGGGATCAAGCTCTACGGCTGGAAGGCTGGCGCCATGACGACGGACATCCAAACGAGCGACAACATGATTTCTCGCATAGCCTCTCCTGGCTTGTTCTACTCTGTCTACGAACACCCGGAGATGGGAAGCGTTGCCAGAAACACAGTGTCACGCAACAAGACGTTCAATCTGGCGTCGCCGCACGTTATCCTTCATTCCTCGTCAGGTTCTGTGAACCTCACATAAGGTTGTATTCTCTCCCGCGACGAGACGTTTTCTGAAACACCGGCTGCGATGGTTTTGTCGACCGCCTTATCTTTATCATGTGCGGCGACACTTCGAAGCTTTCGATCATCTTCGCCAGCGCCATTTCTTCCATCAGATCGATCGCAAGATTTGCGAGTGAATGGTGTTCGGCCCAAGGGTGATCAGGCGCTTGGTAGGAGTCGAAAAAACTCCAACTCCAATCCTCGATAATATAGAGGCCGCCGGGTCGGAGTTTTGGGAAAAGTGTTCTGAAGCTCGCCTTCGTCTGGTCGTAAAAGTGCGAGGCATCGTCAACAACCAGATCAAGTTCGCCGCCGAAGTCGGCTTCCACGATCTCCGCGAGCTTTGCCTCATTATCCTGAGACGTTCCGTAATAGAGCTTGGCGCGGCCTTGCTGGGCTTCAATGTAGGTATCGAGCGCGGGAATCGGCACCTCAGACAGTTCGACGGCGGCAATCTTACGCGGCTTGAACACTTCGTTCAGGAAGACGAACGAGCCGCCCTGATAAACGCCAAGTTCGAAAATTCGCTTAAAGTCCTCGCCTTCGTGCTTCAGGTACTGGTCGAGGAAAGACCGCGACTTCATCATGGTGAAGTCTGACCGCGCTGACTTCCGTTTGCTGCCGCCGTACTCGTAATCCATGGTGATGCGATGGCCGCCGACAGAGAACGTCGCTTTGTCGTGCCAAGTCACTTTCGATCTGGATTTGCCAGTAAAACGTCGCAGCCAGTCCATAAGTTCCCCCTCATGTAGCGTGATGGGAATGCCTACAATCGCTCCATGAAGATGGCAACCCCTACAACTTAACATCGGAGAGAGTTCATGCTCATCCGCAACTGGCGGCGCGTGCTTTGGCGCGCCTCATCCCTTTGGGCTGTCTACATCGCAACCGCCCTGCAAATCGCTGAGAACGCTGTGCCATACGTCGCGGAGTATCTGCCGTGGTGGGTTCCGGTTGCTGTCCTCGTTCTCGCTCCCCTGTTTCGAATTATCTCACAAGGAGGCCTCGATGCCGATAAACAAGATAGCGCCGACAAAGCGCGCTAAGGCTGCGATTGCGGCGGTCGTCGCTGGTATCTCGGCCGGAAGCTATGCTGTCTATGATCGCTACACGCCAGATGCCAAGATGGACCCGGCTGTTATCCTTGCCAGCGAAAAGCTGATCATTCCGTGGGAGGGTTTGGTCCTTAAGTCTCATTGGGACCCATTCGCCAAGATCTGGGACATCTGCTACGGCGAAACCAAGGGCATTAAGCCAGGAATGACGCGGACGCCGGCAGAGTGCAAAGACATGCTGATCCGTCGCGTCTATAGCGATTACCAGCAGCCCATCATCAAGTGCTCTCCGAACCTCCTTAACGCACCTATCAGCGTGCGCGCCTCTATGATCTCTGGCGCCTATAACTTCGGCGTTGGCGCATGGTGCCGCTCGACGGCTAAAGCTCGGATCGAGGGCGGCCAGTGGCGCGCGGCATGTAAGGCGCAGACGGCATTCAACCGGGCAGGCGGCCAGATCGTGCGCGGGCTTGTGGTACGTCGTGAAATGGGAGACGCGCAGCGGCTTGGAGAAGCCGAGCTGTGCGTATCTGGCCTATGAGCGTCCTCAGCTACATTTACATGGCGGTCGGCGCTCTGGCGATGCTTGCGCTCGCTCACCTCTACAATGAGACGATCGATAACCCTGCTGTGCGGCGGCAGGCGCTGGCAGGCTACGTGCAGCAATCGGAACGTGACGCCCTTCAGGCCCAGCTTGACAAGGAGCGCTCTCTGCGTGAGGCGGCCGACCAATCGCTTGCCGCTGCCACGAAACGCGCTGACGAGGCAACCAAGGCGAAGCAGGCCGCAGAGGCGCAGGTTGACCGGCTTGCCGAAGAAGCCGCCAAAGACGCCACCCTTTCCCGCCCCAACGAAAGCGATAAGAAATGGTTATCCGATCGCTGATCCTGATCGCCGCAATCGCGCTGACCGGGTGCCAGACCGACAAAGAGCGCCTGAAAGCTGCATCCGTCGTCAAGGGCGAGACTGCCGCTCGTCAGCCGGTTCTCGTTCTCCCTGCCGCGTGCACCGCTCTCATGGAGCGCGTGAAGCTCCGCGATGAGCCGTGGGTGATCCACTCGTGGCGCTGGAACGTCGCCGCCGACAATCGCGACCAACTGGCCAGGGACTGCCAGGCATGGGCCGACGACTACAATCAAAGACTACCGAAATAAGTGCGCCCTCTCGCTCAAAGCGGGACGGATATTTTTACTCGCATGGCAGGGGCAGGCGTAGGGAATGGCGGAGAATAAAGAGATGATAAGTCGCGCACCTAAGATGGAGTGGAATCTAAACACCATCATTAGCCTGTTTACCCTCGCAAGCATGATCGTGGGCGGGGTGGCAATATGGGTAGACAAGAGCCGCGACATTGAAGATTTGCAGGATTGGCGCCAGAGCCACGAGCAGCTTCACAAAGAGCGGCTTGTAGAGGTGAAAACAATCGAGGCTCGCGCCGACGAGAGGTTCAAGAGCATTGAGGCCGACGTTCGCCGTCTCTCCGCCAAGTCAGAAAACCTCGACTACCGAATGACCAGCAGCGAGCAGGCTGTGGGCAGTATGGTTCAAACCATCAAGGACATTCAGCAGGCGGTGTCCGCTCAGTCTGGCGACCTTAGAGAGATCAAGGTGATTGTTCAGCGGATGGAGAAGGGTCAACGGCCATAATTCTCACACCAACGACAGGAGGCAGCCCGGCCTCTCGTCTCAACAGGTCATAGTGATCTTCCACCTTGCGTGCCGCCTCGTGCACGTCTCGCGCATAGCCGCCCTGTGGAAGCACCTTGACCCTGATGCGCCTTGAATGCCCTCCATCCCATTTGTAGGTGCCGCGCATCGGGCCCGTCTCTTGCTCAGAGATTCGGCCGACTATCTCCCCCTCGACAATGCATACGAAGTCGTTGAGCAGTTCTCCGTTCAGGCGCTTCTCTCCCGGCCACGTCCGTAGCCATTCATGTCTGCGTTGGTATTTCTCATCATCGCGCACGGGCTTTCCCTCCGGTGACAGAGTTTCGTTTTCCCTTGATGTGTGTGCGCGCCGCCCAGCGCGGAAAAGAACCCTTGGTGAACAACAACTGTAAACCGGCTCTTTTTGTGTAAACTGCTTGAGGGTGGGGGATGCCTCAAGTCTTTGAAAAGATGGTCGGAGCGGCGGGATTCGAACCCACGACCCCTTGACCCCCAGTCAAGTGCGCTACCGGGCTGCGCTACGCTCCGAACCTGAAAGCCGTTTATATAGAAGCCTGTTAGGGCGCAAGCGGAAAAT